GACTGGTAGCGTGCCGGTCACGCCCGTTGTCAGAGGCAGACCCGTGCAGCTCGTCAGCGTGCCGCTGGACGGTGTGCCAAGAACCGGCGCGGTCATCGTCGGGCTCGTCAGGGTCTTGTTCGTCAGCGTGTCCGTGGTCGCACGTCCCACGAGCGTGTCGGTTGCGTCGGGAAGAGTGACGACGCGGCCGGCTGTCGAAACGGCGTCAATCAGCGTCACCGCGCTTGCGGCGCTGGATGAACTGCGGAAGCGGATTCCCTTGTTGAAATCCGTGCCGTCGCTGATCGTGAAAAGTCCGCTGCCCTTCGGCTGCAAGTGCACGCCGATATTCGTGCTCGCGCCCTCGGCCAGAACGTGGAGCGGGTTGCCGACGCCGGTCCCGTTCTTAATCTCAATGTAATCAGTCGCGCTCGCCACGCCGGTCAGTCGCACGACGTCGTTGCCGCCGCCGACGATTCCCACCGTGTCCGCTGCCGGGCGATACATGCCGGTGTTCGTGTCGCTGACGAAGAAGAGGGACGGCGCTGCCTCGGTTCCGTCCTGCAACTCGATTTGTCCCTCGTCGCCGGTAATCGTGATCGTCGTCGGCGTCTCGGTGATCGTGATGTTACTGCCGGCCACTAAGTTCTTCGGCACGTAGTTCGGCCCTTCGCTGCCGAGGATTTGCCCGCTCGTTGGGATCGGCAGAAGATCGGTCAGCGTAGTAATGCCGCCGCCGCCGCCATTGTTTCCACGTGCTGCGTTCAGCGTCCAGTTCTCCGCGTTCCGGCCCGGACGCTCGCGGTTGTCGTTGATGTTCGAGACGAACGAATCTCCGTTGAACGTCACGAGGTCCAGTTTTTGATAGGTGTCGTTCGGCGTCCACTTTCCGCGAGGGTTCAGCCCGCGAGGTTCGGCAAATTCCTTCCGCAGTTGGTCGATTTCGCCGGCACGCGGAAAGCGTGAGAGTTCGTCGGTCACGATGCCCTTGACCGCGCTCGGCAAGGCGGACGCCGCCTCTGCGATGCGTGCCTCGGCTTGCGTCAACAGCGTGGCGTTCTGCTCGCGCTCGGCCATAAGCACGGAATAACGCGCCGCCGTCGTGGATTCTAGGCTGCGAGTAATGGCGTCAATCTTCGCAGAAAGCTCCGAGCTGATCTTGGTCTGTGCGTCGGTCGCTCGCGCCGCGATAAAGATTTCCAGCTCCGACCGAATCGCCGGTTCGATCTCTTCGAGGCTGCGCTCGATCTCGCCGGACAAGTGGTCGCGCAAGATCGGGAAAAATTCGAGGATCTGCTTGAGTTCCGCCTTTTGCGTGACGGCCATCTCGATGAGGCTGTTGATTTGCTGTTGTGGGTCTTGCATGGTGTCAGAGTTGGCCGTTGCGGTGGTAGATCAAAAGCGTGGTGGCAAAAATTTCGAGCGTCTCCAAGTCCTCTTCGTCAATTTTTCGGACGCGCTGTTGTCTCGTGGTGCCGATAATCACGTCGGACTCGTCCGGTGTCGGCGGCGGTGGCGGTGGCGGCGTGCCTTGGAAACTGAGCAGCGTCAGCAGCATCGTTTATTCCGAGAGCGTTTGCAGTTGATTAAGCGTTGTCTGCGTTTCTGCGATTTCGGAATCAATCCGCTCCATCGCGTCGGTGTCTCCGGTGAGGTCGGCACTAACGCGATCTTGCTCCAGTCGAGCAATGCGGCGCTGTGCAAGCTGAATGAGTTTTGAAACGGTCATTTGATTAAGCGTGAGAAGTAAAGCCGGTTACGTCGCCGAGGGTGATTCCAGTGTTGTTGGTCAGACCCTGCCCGCCCGTGACCATAATCGTGATGCCTGTCGCAAAGCCCGCACCGCCCTCAAGCGACCAGTTAATTGTGCGGCCCGCGCCAATGCCGATTTCCGTCGTTGCCGCCGTCGTGCCGGGAGTGACCGAGGCGGAAGCTAGATTAAAAATCTTGAGCCACCGCGTTGAGGCAGAGGTGTTAGTCACGAGGATGCCGAGCAATCTGCCTGCGCCGGATTTGAGCTGCTGCGCGACTGGCGTGGCCGGGCTGTTGACGTTGGTCAGCGTGGCCGCGCCAGTCGCGCTGCCACGGTATTGGATGCCCACGTCGCCGATTAGTGCCGAGCCTGCGACCAGCGCCGGTTGGGTGAATGACGTTGCGACTGTGCCTTGCACCGCCACCGGCAACGGAGCCGCATTGCCAGTTGGACGAACGCCAGCGATATACGTCGGCACGTTCACGTTGTCCTCAACGGCGATAAAGCCGAGCGTCCACGTCGTCGTGCTCGCGGGTGCGCTCGTGCCGTTGTAGCTCCACAAATAGACGTAAAGGTTCACGTCGTCGTCCGGCAGAGATTCAACGCGACTGCCGCGAGTCGTTACGGTTGGCGTCGTTGCGCTGGCGACTAGCGCGTCCGACCAAGCGACATTTCGCCCGTCCGCGTAAGTTTGCATCACGTGCCCCGGCGCGGCGGTCGTGTTAATCGTTGCCGTCGTCAGGCCCGAGTTCCACCCGCGGCGCTGCGCGTCAATGCTGGCGTTGGTCGCCGTGGTGCCGGAATATTGCGTCCAGAGGTAGTTCCAGCCAAACAAATCCACCGTGCAGCTACCGGAAGCCGGCCAGCCCGCGACCGTGAAGTTGATCGTGTCCACCGATGGGATGGACGCGATGGCGTAGCGATTCGGCACGCCGTTTGCGCCGGTAATCGCGCCGATCATCATAAACTGACCGACGTTGATCGTCGTGAAACCATGCGCCGCTTTTGTGACGGTGATTGAGGTCGCGCTGTTGATCGTGCAGGCCAAGCCCTCGCCGATCATGTCCGCCATCATCACGGCAAAGTTATTTTGCGCGATGCGCTGCGAGAGAATCGTTTTGTGGCGAGCCGTGAACGCGCCCTTGAACGCGGTCGTGCTTCGCGCCAGAAATTCACTGTTCGCGGTGGTGCCGGTTGTCACCAGCAAGTTGCTGCTCCCCTGCGTCACGCCCATGCCTGTGCCGAGACGCCGCTGCGTGAATTCGGATGCAAGCAAGCCAGATCCGCTGTCAGCAAAACCGACCGACCAAATATCAGCCGGAGCCTGACGCACGACAGCGCCGCGACTGCCAAAAGTCGGATGCGTTGTCATCACGTCCGGCTGCAACGCCGACGTAGCTGCGCCGGTCGGGAGCGGGAGACTTGCCGCGCTTACCGGCACCGCTGCGGCGCGAAGCTGAGCGTCGGTTAGCGGTTGCGACAATCCGGTGTTTGCTGTGACCGTTCCAGAAACCGGAACCGCGCTCGCCCGAAGTTGCGCGTCGGTCAGCCCGATCTGCGCCGGGAAATTTCCCACCGTGACCGAGCCCGTAACCGGAACCGGATTTGCTGCGCTGACGTCGCCGTCGTTCACTCCGTCCGCGCCGAGCGCGAGTTTCACGCGCTGAAAGAGGTGCCCGCTGATGTCGTCGGCTGCGACGCTTGCGCCTTCGCCCGGTGTATATCCTACGTTGTCGGCCATTTTTTTTGTGTGTTAATTATTCCAGCTCGGCAACGGCTTCGGCCATCCGGCCAAGTCCGTCGCGTTTCGTGACGCGAAAGACGATTCGCGATTTGTTTTCTGGCTTCGGCCATTCCGGAAAAACGATTGCCGGCGCGGTTGGCGCGTCTGGCAGTTTGATTTCGGGAATGGTCACGTTGATCTCGGGAGCTTGCGGCGGTTTCGCCAAAATTCCCTGCAACGCGGTGATGATTTGCGCGAGGTTCGCGACGGCGGAAACCATGCTCGGAGAATCGGCCAGCGATTTCCGTTCGTGCTCGGCGACGGCCAGCGCCGTGCGAAGCTGCGGAATCTCCGCCGCCATGCGCTGCAGTTCCTCGGCGTGATGGAGTATAATCGCGCCCAACTGTTCTTCGTGGTCGGTCTTTGTGCTCATCTTAGTTGGTGCGATTTTTCAACGTCTCAAAAATCTCCGAAACTTTGCGGTAGATTTTAACCACGCGTTGCTGCTTGTCGATTTCTTCGAGCGTCGGCGAAGCGGTCTTGCAGAATGTCTTAAACACCTCGGCGGCGTCCTTGTTTTTGAGCAGAGCCTCACGAATCACGAACGGTTCAGCGTTAAGTTCCTTCGGCACTTCTTGCTTGTTCAAACGCTCAACGATGGCCGTCGCCCACGAATAGCCCTCGTCGCCTCCCCAGCCGTGCCACGCCTGCCAGCCCTTGCCTTGGTCCTTCCACGTCTCGCCCTGCTTGTCGGCTTGGTGGCGGTCGAAAAATGCCTTCATCCGGCGAACGGTGTCCTCGGACATTGGCCGCTTGTTCATGAGGTCGCGAGCGCGAGCAATGCCGATACTCGTCATGCCGCGCTGCGAGATTGGCTTTTGCTCGCGCACGTCGAGAGCGCGGCGAGCGTTTTCCGCCATCGCGTTTGTCGGAATGTAGGAGTCGGTCGCGAAGTTGATCGTGACGAGATTTGCGTCGTTCTGCACTTGTTGAACCGGCTCGATTGCAGCGGGTGCCGCCGCGACGCTCGCCGCCTGCGCCTCGGCTGCGCTTGCTCCCACCGCATCGCCTGCTGCGGCTGCGGCGGCTGGCGTGCTCGGGAGTGAGGTCGTCGTGAGGCGTATCGCCGTCTCTGGCACGCCGTATTTGACCGCGAGTTCCTTCACGAATCCCGCTTCGATTGCGATCTGCTCCAGCCGCGAGAAAGCGTCGGTGCCTTCCTCGGCCGCGATCTCTTGCAGCGACTTCGCGCCCTGCCGGTTCTCGTTCATGTTCGCGGCGCTCTCGCGGCCGACATCGATGCTGAGCTTGGCTGGGAAACGCCACTCGCCCTTGGTCGCCCGGCGCAGTGCCTGCACCATTGTCTCGCCCGCGAGCAGCGGAGGCGGTGCGATCTCGCCGCGTGCGATGGCGTCCAGAATCACGGCGTCCTTGATCGGGTCCAAAACCTTGTCGGTCAGCACGCCCTGCTGACGGGTGAACACGCGGTCAGCTGCTGCGAACTCAGCCCGAACGCTTGGGCCTTTGAAGTCGCTTGTGCCGAACAAGACTCCCTCGGGTATGCCCACCGAGAGACTTATCTCGTGCATTAAGTGCTGCACGAATCCGGTGAAAGCCTGCGACGGCCTCGACGGCATTACTTCCACGCGGTCGCTGTTCTGGAAATATCGAATCATGCCGACCTCGGTCAGCTCGTTCTTCTGCGTCTGACCGCTCGGCAATCCCATCGTCGGATTCGGCTGGAAAAGGTTGCGCGGGTTGGCCGTGCCTCGGTCGTTGAAGATCAGCGCCGCCTGCTGCGACGAGAAACGAACGCCGGCCTTTTCCGCCTGCAAGATTTCGTGCAGCATCCGCGCCGTTTGAATCCCGCTAGCCAGATCCGACACGCCTCGGTATTGGTCGCTGCGATTTGGATCAAAATAATGGCAGAACTGATTCGCCGGAATGTCCTCGGCTCCGAAGTAAACGCCGTCTCGCGTGAGTCGGAAAATGCGGTAAGCGACGGGCTGGCCGAAGTCATTCGTGATAATCCCTTGGTAGTAATTGTTCGAGGCAACGGCTGACTCGTTCGGATTGCCGATGCGCGTCGCCGGCACGAGTTGCAGTTTCAAACCCTCGCCGCTGCGTCGGATCACGAAACCGCAGTCGCCGTCAATCGGACGTTCCTCGGCTGCGAGCTGCACGAGCTTTTTGAAGCTGTGCCGGTTCGTCACGTCGCAGTTTTTGCACCACGCGTGGAAATAGTCGTCGATTACGCGGTTGTAATCGCGGTCTCCGGTCGTCGGTGAGTATTCGTGCGGCGTCAGGTAGAGACCAAATTTGCGCGAGACTTCACGAATCTCCGGCGCGTTGTCCACGAGGTCCCGAGCTTCATACATGAGCACCACGCGGTCCCGCTGATTCTGCGAACTTTCGGCTGGCTGCGTGTATTGCTTGGGAGAATACATCCGGTTTGTCCGCGCCGCGTTATACTCAAACAGCGACTTCTGCACGCGAGCTTCGAGGCGACGCAACGCCCACGTCGGCGCGATGTTTTCCAGCGCACGGTCAATCCACGGTTTATTTGCGACCAGTTTTGACGCGTCGAAAAAGTCGGTGCTCATGTCAGTTTCCGTTGAAGCTCACGAAGGTCGTATCGGTTGACGTTCCGGCTGCGTCGGTCAAGGCGTCTTGCAAGTTGCCGAGCATGTTGTTGAGCGCGGTCAGGTCTGCCCGGCTCACGCTCTTGCCGTTGAGCGAGTAGCTTTGGTTCAGGAGCACGGCTTGAATCGCGTCAATCGTCTTGGTCTTGAGCGCGGTAAGCGTCGCGGTGTCCAGTCCGAGAAATGGGTTGTCGAGCATACCAAGGCTCGAAACGTCAAACCGGCCTTATTCCTTCGGAGCTGCGTAGCGAATCACGTTCGCAATCGTCGCCATGCAGAGCAGCATCGCCGAGGTGTCGAGACCGTGATTCGGCGCGTTGCTCTTCACTTCCTTCCACTCCCAGACGCCGGTGCGGATCTCCACCTTGGACTCGCCTTTGAGATGTTCGAGGTAGAGCGGATTTACGTCCTTCGGAAGCAACCATTTCAAATCGCCCTTGGCCTCCAGCGCGTTCGCAAGCAGGTCTTTGAAATAGTCGCCGCTCCAGTCGTAATAAAACACGTCTCCGCCCCGGTAGTCGCTCACTCGTGGTTCCGAGAACGGGAAGTTGATCAGCTTGTCGGTCGCCTCGTCGCGCATCGTCCAAGTCTTTCGAGCGTGTCCGCGCATCCCGCGCCAGCCGAAGTCCGCGCAATCCCGGTCCACGTCGGCCGGCCGGTAGCCGCGATCTTGGGCAACGCATGAATCTTGCACCTTGTAACGGTGCTGAATCTGGCGCAGTTGGTCCCGCGTCTCGACTCGCCCGAAGTAGAGCTGCCGGTAGGTCGGACCGGTCGCCGAGCTGAAAGCGCCGATTTCGACCCACCAGTGGTCTTGTTGCCGGTCCACGGCCATGAAGCGAATGACCTCGCCGTCGATTGCCTCGCCGTTGCTGAACTGAGCGACGGTGTAGTCGCTCGCCTGCACGAAGAGGTTGACGACCTTCTTCTCGACAATCCACGGCCGCGCCTCGCGCTTCGTGCGAAACTCGATCTTCATTTTGTCGTCACCTTGGCGCACGAAATGGTTGTCCGCCTCGCAGAATTCTTCGACCAGAAGCCGCATCGGCCGACTGACAAGCGACTCGACGCGGAAGCTCTGGATCTCCGCCGGCGCAGCCTCGTTCAGCGAAACGAACCGCCCGGCCCGCTTCCAGCCGGTCCGCGTCGTGTCGGTGTCCGGTGACTCGTGGCCGCAATGCGGACAACGGAATCGGCAGGACTCGACGGCTCGCGCAACGTCCCACGTCTCGTCATCGCGCCGCGCCGCTGCATCCCAGACCACGCCGCCGCGAAGCCCGGTCTCCTCGTTCTTGTGCAGCGCGAAGGCAAGCGGGTGCACCTTGTGGCACGCCGGACACTCGGTGCTCCACTCCTGCTGCGTGCCTTGGCGGAAGCTCGTGTCCTCGACGTTGCCGGTTTCGAGGTCCATAATCGGAGCCTGCGAGGTGTTGTAAATTTTCGAGCGCCCGACCTCCTCGAAACGCGAGACGCGGGCGACGGCGTGGCCGTAAACCTCCTGCCACTTCGGAAGCCAAATCTCGTCGTTGATCTTGTAGCGGATGGACTGCGACTGTTGGCTCGAAAGGTTCGCCGGGTTTAGCAGGAAAAAGAAGCCGCCGAAGTAAATTTCGGTCGTCGTCCGGTGCGGTCCGACTCGCGGAAGCATCGCTGCCACCGGCTTGCACGACTCGAAGATCGGGTTGAGCCGTGACTTCGCGTGCCGGTCAATCATCTCGTCGGTCTGCATGGTCCACGAAATCGGCCCGGCGTCGTTGCAGATTAGCCACGGAACCCAGATGTCCGCCACGAGCGTGCCGCCGATTTGCACGGCCTTGCGGAAGTGAACGCGGCGGACGAGCGGATTCTGGAGCGCATCGAAGATCGGAATCAGCCACGGCGAGATGCGGACGTTGAACGGTCCCGGCGTCGCGTAGCTCTCCGGAAGGACGATGTGCTTCCGCGCCCATTCGTAGATCGGCGAGCGGTCAGGCTGCGGAAGGCGCAGCGTGGTGAGGAGTGCGTCGGAGGCGGTCAAAGCTACCTCGATTGGTTAATCCATGCCGTCAACGCAAGCGACTGGCTCACGCCCGCCCGTTTACATAAATCACGAAACCGCGCCGCGACTTGCGGACGCAGGCGCACCGTCACGGCGACGGAGCGCTGTTCGGGCGCGAGCGGCTTGCGGCCTGCGCCTTTGCGTTTGCCGCCGGCGGTCATACCGTTACCCATCCTTCCAAGTCTTCGCGCTGAAGAAAAGAACTGGTCCAGCCAGCTCCTACCCAAAAAGAAATCGTGCGATAGTTGCAGCGATCTTGACCTTTCCATTGAGAAGAAATGCGTGGTGCTTTTGAGTTCATGCGCTAACTCTATCCCCCGTTTGATTGATTGCAAGCACTATTTCAAACAATCTCTTCACTCCCTCGACCGGTCCAGCGCCTCGGCCTCAAACGTCGCGATATTCGCGTTCACGACCTCGCGGATCTCGCTCAGAATCACGCCGCCCTCGACGTTTAGCTCTGCCGCGTTCATCCCGACGCCACGAGGACCGAGTTCGATTGTCAGTTTGAGCCGGAGGAGCAGGTCGAGCTTCTGGCCGAGCGTGACGAGCATCGCTTCGACTACCTCCCGGTCAATCACGTCGCCGGCCTCGCGTTCGTTCTTCGACCGGGCGAGGCGGATTTGCTCGCGCATCAGCTCGGCTTTTAGGTCGGCGAGGTTCTTGGTCGCGGTGTCCTTGCCGATCAAGTGCTCGGCGCAAAACGCTTGCCACGCGGTTAAGTTCTCGCGCTTGCCGTCCTCGTGCTTTTTCGGTGCGTCTGGGAAGCGATTGCGAACGTCGTAAATGCCCTGACGCGACATCCCGAGCTCCTTCGCCAGTGCGCTAAGGTCTTTGACCCATCCGCCCGTCTGCTCGGCTTGAAACTCGTTCAGCGCCTTGCGCTCGGAGGTCGTCAGCGTCTTGCCGGCCTTGAGCTTGACCGCGATGTTTTGGACGTTGCGGCGGGCGAGGATTTCGCTCGGTGATTGCGCGGCGTCGCTCATTCAGAAGATTGGAGCGCCGGGGTCGGTGTCGAGCCGCCCTCTCCAGTCTGGAAGACTGGCGTGTCCGTGGTGTCACCTCCGGCGCGTGATTGGATTCTCTGCTTGCCCTTATACATCCCGGCACCTCGCTTGTCAATCTCGCTGAATGGCAAGATCGGAACGGTCAGGCGAGCGCGGGCGGTCGGGTCGAGAAAGTAGATGTAGCGGAGTTGGAAGCCGGGAACCGGCATCGCTCCAACGCGCTTGCGAAAAAGACTGAAAGGCTCGCCAAGTTTATATCCCACCCGCTTTCTTAGATTTGCGGATGAAGCGCGAAGCCCAACGTCGGCAAAAATTAATCCGTCCGGCATTTTCCACATCGTGGTATTCTGCTTGATGCCCGTAAGGGCGAATCCGCTGGCCCTATAAATAGTTCCGTCCCCACATTGCGTGCCGTCCGCGAAGCTCACGACCCATTCGATGTGCGGGTAAGCCTTACGGATGAGCCGCATAGCCACGGCGATTGCTCTGCTTTCGGAATTGCGCGGTAACCAGTCCGCGAACGCCATCCGGTTTAACTCAATAAACCCGTTCCAGCCGGTGCCGTCAACAAGCGGCTGGATCGAACTTTTTTGGAGTGACGGTCCAAACTGCATTGCCCCGCCGCATTTACCATTGAGGAAAACGCCAAAGTGAAGACTAGCGTTGATCGCGGAGATACCAGAATAGTGACACGCCTTAACAATCCGCGCCGCGTCCTGCGAGCTGATCGGCTTCACGACAATCTCTTTTGCGGTCACGGATTTGCCCGGTTGAATGATTGGCAGACGAACGCAAGACCGTTGCCGTTGCTGTTTTCGTTCACGCCGGATTCGCCGTGGCCCATTTGCTTCGCCTTGGCAATCGCCGCGTCAACGTCCTCGGCCTGCTCATCGTGAAGCGTGAACGTCTTTTGCTGGAATGGCTGTTTGTCCCCGCTTGCCAGTTCCGGCATCCCGACCGCGTTGGCCGCAAATTGACCAAGGTCTTCCGGCGAGTAGCCAAGATCAGCCAAGTCAACGCCCTCGTCTTGTAGCGATTTCAAAACGTCGTTCAGCGAGTCCTCCCACTCCGCCAGCTCCGCCGTCCGATTGTCCGCAATGGCGAAAGCCGTAGCCTCAACGCCCGCCAGTTCGGTCCGCACGATCTGGATCTCGGTCCAGCCGAGTTCCTGCGCTGCGGTCAGCGTGCCGTTGCCGGCGAGGACGATGCCCTTGGCGTCCACGACGATTGGCTTTTGCTGCCCGAATTTGCGCAGGCTGGCTTTGATCGCGTCGAGATTCCGGCGCGAGTGTTTGCGGACGTTAGACGGGTCGAGCGAAAGCTCGGTGATTTTGGTCGTTGTTAGTTTCATGTGTCAATGTGGCTCAAAAAACGAAATGGGTTTTTTTGCTCTAGGTCACTTAACCCGCGCCCCTACCGCCCCCCTAGAAGTCTCCTACCTCCCCCGCGCCCCTCCCCCTGTGTCTTGACCCTCAAAAGCCGCCAAATCGCCTAAAATCGGCCTTAAACGGCGTTTGGCGAGGCATCCTGAGCACGCTGCAAACCGCGGTTTCACTCCCGCCCCTCCGGTTCCGGCCTGTCCGCCTCGTCCGTCGCCTGCCGGTAATCGGTCATAAGCTGAGCCAAAGCCGGGAAGACCAGCCTAACCCGCTCGATCTCGTGGGCCCACTCGTAATGCAACGCCTGCCTCGTCCTGCCGGTCTTGGCCGCCATCTCGCCGAACGACTGCCTGACCGCCGACACATCGCCCGAGCCCAGCCGCAGCGTCACGAGAAACATCGTCGGCGAAAGGTCCGCCAAAGTCCCGAGCCTGCGGCATAGGTCCGCCGCGCTCGTCATGCGCAGCTCGTGCAGCTCAACCAGCCTTTCCATGATCTCAGCCGAAAGCCGTCCCGCGTCCGACCGTGCGCCGTCATAGGACGCCTCGTAGGTCGTTGCGCGGTCGTATGTCGCGGTAATCACGTCAGGTCACCGACCGGGTTGTGAATCAGCTTCCGCAGCTCCGGCGAAATCTCAACGGCGTCAATGCCTTGAATCCCGAGCTGCCCGATGCTCTCCCGCTGTTGCAAGATCAGGATGAGCGCCCGAATCTTTTTTATCCGCTCGCCGTATTCGCGGGTGATGGTTTTTCTTTGCATCTCCAGCGTCGTAATGGCTCGCGCCGCCCGTGCAGAGAAGCGCAAAGCCTCAAGTTCTCGTTGGTCCTGATCGTGTGTTTGGGTCGTCGTCATGTGTTACCCCATCGCTTTTGACGGATTGCGCTGCGAGTCAATCACGAACGCGTTTCTGCCTCGCGCTCAATCACCGTCAGCCCGTTGTTCCGGTGCGTCCGGTAAACCACGCGCCACTGCGGCTCTAACACCAGCCACTCGTCAATCGCCCGATTGATGCCCTCGCCGCCGTCGTCTCCCGTCACGCCGAACGTCTCGGTGTCGTGAAACACAATCCAGCGCCGTGCCGCGTCGCCGTGCAGCGCCAGCTCTTGCCGCACTTGGTCGTAGCGGTGCAGCGTGTCGATAAATAGCAGGTCGGTCGGCTCAATCTGCGAGATTGCCAGCGTGGAGCAGATGGAAAACACCCAATCCGTCGTCGTGTACGGGCGCATCGTCTTAAACACGCCGAACTGGTCGTTGATGTCGTAGCTGCGCAGCGTTGCTCGCTTCGTTCGCAGTCCGTGCAGAAACGCAAGCGTGCTGCACCCGGTCCGCACGCCGAATTCCGTCACCTGCTGGCATTGCGCCGCGAGTAGCGAGAGCAAAGGCAGATGCTCGTTGATGTCGCTCGGCATCCGCGTTGCGTGTTCGAGTGCCGTCGTTAGTTGGTCGTTTGTGTTTTTCATGGTTTGAATTGTTCTGGCAGTTTGAAAGTAACGCCTGAGCAAAGCTCGTTCAGCCGGCGCATGATGTCGTCGCCGAGACATTCCTCACCGAAGCGTCCACGGAGCTCCGCGCCTGTGAATCGGGTCGAGAGCACGACTGGAAGCCCGCGCCCATAGCGCTTGTCGAGCACCTCCCAGAACAGCGCGGCCATCGCCGGCGTGCTCTTTTCCTTCCCGAGGTCGTCAATCATCAGCACCGAGCAGCCGCAGAGCCATTCGACCTGCTCGATGTCGCGTGCCGCCTTGCTCAAGATTCGGCCCAGCTCGACCGCGTTGAGCGTGACGGGTGCCCGGCCCTCGCGCTCCAGCTCCCGCGCAAGTGCCCAGTAAGCCGTCGTCTTGCCGCTGCCGCTCGGCCCTTTCATCGCGATGCCTTTGCCGTTGCTCGGACGCCACGCCTTGACCCGCTCGAACGCCGCCCTGTCCACGTTCGCCGGCAGCGCCCCAAAGATCGCGTCTCGTAGCTTGGCCGGGCAAGCCTCGTCCCATTTCGGCGTCGCGCTCGTGGCCATCTGCTCGTGTGCGGCGCCGTCGTAGTGGATTCGGACCAGCTCCATGCAGTCATCGCAGACCGAGACGGGCAACGTTACGACCGACCCCAGCAGTTCGTGCTGCGTCGGCGTCGCGTCGAGATGCTGAGCGCAGCCCCGGCAGACGGGTTGGCCGAATTCCCATTCGGCGCGAGTTCCCGAGCCCCACGTGTTCGCCAGCCGCGTCTCCCAGCGCGTGCGCTGAGCCGGGTTGAATTCGCACTTCAGCCCAGTAAGCCGGGCGACGTTGCGAGCCTGCACCTCGCCGAATGGCGTTTCAGAGCGTGTAACCATGTGCGCGTGCCTCCAGTTCGTAGGTTGAGGTTCCGCCCGGTTTCTGACCGGAGTTCAAAAACTGATTCGGCTTGTCGCAAAGCGCCCAGTTCTTTGCGAGAGCGTTCGGCGTAAGAACGCTTTCGCGCATGTGGGTCCGGTAGTTCTTCGCCCGGCGCGTGATTTCGTCTGGGCTTACGTCTGGGCAAACTCCGCGAATTTCTTCCAGCGCTTTGCCGATGCCTGACCAAGCCGAGGCGACCACTTGCAGCGGGTCAGCGCCTCCGCAGCCAGCGAGAGCGTCCATGAGCAGATTGCGACTCGGCTTTGATTTTGCGGGTTTTTCAGGCGGAAGCCCCGGCAAACCTCCTTGCAACTGAAAGTCGGAGCCGGGAACCGGCATCTCTGTTTTCTTTTCTATTACTCTTTCTCTTTCTATTACTATTACGTTAGGTTCCTGCTTGGGTTCTGCTTGGGTTCTGCTTGGGTTATGCTTCGCTCCGTTGGCCTTCGATGCCTCAATCTTTGCTTGGGTTCGTGCTTGGCCTCCCTTGCGACCAGCCTCGCGCTTGCGTTTGATTTCGTCCTCCAAGTCAGACGGATAACCCCAGACTCGAAGATCGTCGTCTTGCCAACCCATGAGGCTTTGCGCCCCGTCGATTTCCTCACGCGTTACGCCGCAGACCTGTTGCCACTGTCGATCTTTCCACGTCTTGCAGCCGGCGATGAGTCCGCCGTTTTCTTGCTCGTAGCAATAGCCGAGCACGGCCACCCATGTCCCGCGAGCCGTTGGGTCGGAGCCGATAAATTGCGGAGCGCGAAGGTCCGACGTTTTGATATTGATCCAATTCATAAAAAAAACCCGCCCAGCTTTTGCGGTAGAAATTGGCACACGATGCGCCTCGCAAAAACTGAACGGGTAAATTGTTGGTTGATAATCATCGCACTTCGGCTTTCTACGGCCTGCTCCTTGTTTACGCTTTGCGCTCGCCGGGTAAAGGCAAATCTACGTCGCCGCCTCCACCCCGAATCGCTCCACGCTCACATAGACCCCAATCCTCGCGTCGGTTATGGCCCAGAACTTGTCAACGCGTAGTAGTGCGACCTGCGAATCATCCCGCCAAATCCGCCCGCTCCGCGTGATGCGGTCGAGCACCAGCTTGGCAAGATTGTCCGCGTCCGGCTTGCTGACGTGGCAAATGGGTGCGCTGGCTTTGACGTGTCCGCCCTTGCCATAGTGCGACTTCGGCCGCCGGAAAAAGAACGTCAGCTTGCACTCGAACGCTCCGACCGGATCGAGTGCCCCCGCCGCCTTTAGCTCGCGCTCAATCCCGATGTCCACCGCCCGCTTCCACGCGTCGGCCACGTCGCTGTCATACATCCGCGCAACGTGCTTCGCGCCCATCTTCCGAGCGAAGGCTCGCGCTCGCGGTTGGCCCTTCGGGTCGCCGAAAATAAACGTGTTCATTCGTCATCCTCCCATTTGCCAATCGTGCGGAGAAAAGCCTCGGCGCGTTGGGCGGCGGTGGCGTCAATCGGATGTTGCTCGTCGCATACCTCCGCTAGTGCCGTTTTGTATCTACCGAATCCGCCTGTCTGGTTGTAATGTTCACCCCGGCTCAGCACCATCTCCGCTTGGTGCATGGCGTTCAAGTCGTTGAGGTAGTTGGGGGTGAACTCCGCGACGAGTTGCCCCAATTCGTCCGAGTATTCGCTCCATTTGAAGCCACACGCTTTCGCGATGGCTATACGTTGTCGATGGGGTTTCATTTCTTCGCTCCCTTCCGCAGCCAGACGAGATGGTCCCGCTCGGCCGGCGTGATGCGGTGCAGCGCCAGTCCGAGCCGCCGCGCCCGTGCGTGGACATTGCTCAACGTGGCGCCGCGTAGGTTGCGAACGATCTCGCTCGGTGACTGCATTTCCATTAGTCGCCGGTCGATCTCAGAATTCGTTTTTTGGTGCTGTGATTTTGACCTTACCATATTGTGCCTTTCGTTTTTTGAACCGTCCGAGCTTGTCTCGTCCGGCCTGTGTTTTGCGTTCGTTCGCGAGGTAGTTCTCGACCCATTGCTCGTCTCGGCCTCGGCGCTTGCCGAGCCTATATCCGAAATAAGACGCGATGCCAGCGCAGAGCGTAAGGGCGAGAACCGAGAGCGTGATCAGTAGTTCGTTCATGTTTCGCGGGTGATGCCGATGAGAGTCACGAGCCAATCCACTTCGGTCTCAAGTTCGTCCGCCGCAAGCAAAGCCTGTTCTAGCGTGCAATATTTGATCGCGCTGATGGAGTGCCCCGGTGCGCTGAGCGTGATGCGCCAGTTGTATTTAAGGTTCGATTTCATTTCAGATACCACGCTGGCAGTTTCAGTTCGTGAATCGTCGGCTCAATGTTCGGCCAATCGTTCGTCTCGAGGCTGCGCTTGAGCCGCACGAGGTCCGCGATGTTCTCGTCTTGTCCTCGCGCAATCGCGTCGTCGCTCAGCTTGTAAACCGCGACGCCGAACGGCTCGACCTTTTCGACGGCGACGTAATACATCCGTGAAACCGGATAGCCCAAGATTTCGTTGATCAGTGGCAGATAGAATCCCGCCTGCCGGTGGTAACCGTAGGAGAACGCAGCCCGCTCGAAGTTGCGGAACGCGTCGCTGTCGAGGCTCTCGACCGTCTTCACGTCCAGCGCGTAAGGGTGAAACTCGCTGATGTCGCAGCCGCACGGGTTGAAATGGTCCGTCCGACATTGCAGAGCGCCCAAAGCGTTTGGCTGCAATTTGCGCCAAGTCATTTCCGGCGTTCCTTCCGCGAGTAGCCGCGACGCGATTGGATGCGCCGCCACCGCCTCGCGCATCGCCACGACCTGCGCCATCTCGTCGGCGTCGAGCAAGGTCTTGTCCGCGTGCTGTGCCGAGAACTCGGCGAACTGGATCTTGCCCTCCTTCGTGCGTCGGTCGCAGTCCGGCCGCAGAATATAACGCTTGGCGAATTCCTTTTCCTCCAAGATCGCGCAGTGCACCGCCGAGCCGAGGCGAAACGCGCCCGTCTCTTCCGGCTGAGGCAACGTCTTGGCGACATATTTCTTGAAGTAGAGCGCCGGCCTGCGACGGTAGCACTCCAGCTTCGAGTGACTGATTGCCGGGTTGGCGTGGTAGGCTTCGATGGTCTCGCTCATTGTTTACCCTCCCGTGCGGCCAGCATTGCGTCGGCAAATTCATAAATTTTTTTAGCTAACTCGATTGGAGAGAGATCGCAGGTAGGGTCAGCTAATGCACCAGCCAACGCCTGCCCCGCGAACCAGTCGCGCAGGGTCATGCCGGGGGCCGAATAACTAGGATTCCCGAATCCTTCGCCAACCGATGGAAACGCCGGCCCTCCGTCGTTGATTGGTGCGCTCATGATTGCACCTCCAGCCCCAGCTTCGATTGCAGCGGGTCAATCTCCGTTTCCGACTCGTCCTTGAACCGGACTGACCAGCCGACTTTCACGCTGACCGTGGGAGCCATTGCGAGCGCGTCCCATTCGACGGCGAACGTGGCTTTGGCCTTCGGCTCGGTCTGGTCCTCGTCGTCAGTGAATCCGTCCTGCGCCGCCTTGGCGATGCTGCGGAAGTTGGTTTCGAGCAGGCTTCGGAACTGTTCCGTAGCTGCGTTGATGATAGCTGTCTGTTTTGTGTCGTTGTCGTTGTTCATGTTAGTTTTCTCCGCGAGTTCCAAAAATGTGCCGCGCCCTTTTCGATGTCGCGCCGCCCGATGAAGCGCCCGCGACTGTCCACCGCGATGCCGAGTTTGTTCCGGCTGTGCGTGGTTTCGTCTGTGACCTGACGGCGCTTCGGCTTTGCGATTTCGAGATGCACGTCCTTGCGACGGGTCGGCACGCCTGTTTGTCTCTCGGGTATTTTTCTCATTGGTTGATTGCCTCGCTCAATCCGCCCGCGAGCTTGTCGGCCAGCGGCGTGACGTTGATCTCGGCTGGGATGTCCCGCGCTTCTTCGGCGGTCCTCAAGCCCTTGAGGATGTCGCCAAATTGGTCACGCAGCAGGAATCCGCGTGCGCGGAATTTCATCATGCGCTTGGGGTAGTCCGTCCACGGTCCGGCCTTGCCCCAAAGTTTCGCGGCCTTCGCGTCGCCCATCGTGAACGTCTCGCTGGCTGCATCGAATCCTTTGCGCTGCACCGTGACTGTGAAGCCGTGCGTGTCCTTTCCCGGCTCGCCGACCTCGGTCTCTTTGTAGCTCACGAGCAGCCCGCTGGAGCGAACCAGAGCGAGCGCCGCGTCTCCGTAGATTGCCGGCCTGCCATTGATGACGGCCATGTTTTGGAGCGCCGCCATCGGCGTCAGCCCGATCTCCATGCCGAACTGGATGGCGATCATTACGCTTTCGGGTTTCTCCATGCCCTTCGGTGCCCAGCCCGAGGCGACCACCGCGCGAGCGAAGCGAAAGGCCTCGTCGATTGATTGGAGCTGCACGCCGTGTTGGCCGAACTGAATCGGTGCTTTCGTAGCGGTCTCTGCGACCGCGATCTCTGTTTTAACGTTGGTGTCCATGTTGTATCGTTGTGTGTGTTTCGTGTGTTGCCCTCCGGTCGTCGTTGGCCGGAGGGTTTTCCTTTTGGGAAAGTGTTGCTCGCGTATTTTCGCACCGGCACGAGCGCCGTCGTAGGGTTCTGGTTTACGTCGATACCGGCGACAAAGATCAGAACGGCACTTGCTCGCCGTCGTCTGCCGGCTGAGTAGCTGGCACTATTGGTGCGCCGCTCTTGCGCTGATGCCAGAGGGTGCGGCACGCGTTGAGAAGCTGAACGTCCGCCTCGCGCGGAGCGAATGGCGTCCCGTCTTTCTTGAGCTGCGCCGGGCGCTCGGTGCCATACCAGAGGAGTTGCTTGTCGCTGAGTGCCGAGAGCGGCACGCCAGCGTTTTTGCCGAAATGGACCTGCACGCTGCCCGCGTCCGCAATTGCAAAGACTGGCAGTGGCAGAGTGTCCGGCGTCGGAGTCGGTGCGGTCGCAGCCGTCAGACTAAGCATCGGCGCGGGCTTCGGCTTTTCGAGAGCGGCGCGGATGGCGCGAAGCTCGGTTAATAGTTCGACGTGTTGTTCGTTGGTCATAAAGTTATGGCGTGCCTTTCATGGCGGCGTTGATGGCGGCGCGAATTGTTTCTGAGAGCGCGGCGGCAACGGTTTTCCACCGCTCCACCTCGGCGCGGAGGCGGTCGATTGCTTCGCCGGTTTCGTGGCTGTGTTCTTCCGGGGTGATGTCGCTGACGTTGCGAACAGTCAGGTTGAGTTGTGAGCGAATCGTGCCAACAAGGGCGCGGAGGCGGGCGAGTTCGGCGTAAGCTGAAACAATTGAATCGTCGCTCATGGCGTAAGGGCCAGCAAGAAATCTCAACCTCTCGCACTCCGCTTTCGCGGCGGCGAGTTCGCGTTCGAGGGTGCGGGCGAAGTCAGACCAAACAACCGTCTCGGAATCTGGACCGCAGCCTGCGGTCCATTCTTCTTTATCTGTGCGTGGCGTGGGTGATTTGGGTGGGTTCATGTTTTTGCCTCCGTCGCGGCGAGACCTGCGAGAAATGCCTGTTCGTGTTTGGTGAAGATCGCCACCGAGTCGGGCGATAGCTTGTCGCCCCATACCATTTGCCAAGAGCGTGCGACCATAAGAGCCTCAATGCCGTGCTCCCGCAGCACGCGCACCTTTTCGCGCTCGGCGGTGAGTTCGCGTTCGAGGGTGCGAGCGAAGTTTGGACAAACGGTGTTGTGACCTGCGGCGACGGTCAGCTTGACCGCTGCGTCGGTTCGTGGCGTCGGTTGGTCGGGTGGGTTCATTTTGTCCTGTGTTGTTTCAAGAGTTTAATTTCCTCAGCGTTCACGAGCCGGGCGAGGTAGCCCAAGTCTTGCGCGATCTTGTATGCGTACCCGGTCGAGATTCCCAGCTCGCAGGCGACGCCTTTGATTCCCTCGTCAGCGTTGATCGCCGCGACGATGCGCGTCTTGTATTCGGGTTTGGTCTTTCGGCTCATCGGGAAAGCGCCTTGACCTTCGCTGCGTAGCCCTTGGTCGCCTGCTTGAGGTGGCCTTTGGGTCCGCCGTTGTGCACGCGTGCGAGCGTCTCGACATCGCCCGCCTTCCACGCTGCCGGAGCGTGACGCTTGAGATAGGCGGTTGCGACGCGTTTCGAGTAGTCGAGATCGGCAACGCGTGAGTAGTCGCCGGCAACGCGACTGTCCGCGTGGTAGGCGCGGTGAATCTGGAGCGGCCCGAGCGCCTTGCCACCGTCGCCGAGGATTGGCCCGGTGCGGCCGGAGGTCTCGACGAGGTGCAAAGCCCGCCAGAAGCCAGCACTAGGAGCCGCGTGGCAGCTTGCGCAGAGCGCGAGGAGGATGAGCGTGGATTTCATTTGGTGAGCTTCGAGGCGTTACGCTTGGCAGTGGCAATCTGCTTCGCCGTGCAGCCCGCGCCGATGGATTCGGCGAGAGCGATTGCGCGGTCGGCGCGTGCTTGGTCGGGTGCGGTGATCGCGAGGATCAGTGCTTGGGTGAGTGCTTCGGTGGTGTTCATTCTGCGAGCGCCTCCTCGATGTTGATTCCGTATTCTGAGACGAGCGCCGCAAAGTCGTTGCAGTTTGAGACCTCCCAGACTGCATCGCCGTTGGTGGCAAACACCAGTTCGTCGCAGACGCTGTAAAGGCTGATGCACCAGTCCTGATTTTCAGAGTGGTCTGGGTGGCGGAACGTCCCGAAGAATTCGGCGTGATTGCAATGAGCTGCGAGATACTCGTTGCGGATGCTGACTGATTGAACGCTGTCGATGCTGATTTTCATGTGGTTGATTGCGCGCTTCGGCGTTAAATCGCTTCGGCTGGCACCGGAAAACCCCGCGCCTCTGAAGAGGTAGCGGGGTGGTTTGCGGTGGTGGGTTTGCTCAGCCCATCTCGGCCATCCGAGCCATTCCGTCGTTGTATTCGCGCTCTTGCTCCGGCGTGGCGTAGAATCCGCAGAATTGGCCCGTTCCCGAGTCATCCATCACGCTCGCGGTGTGAATGAATCGTGTTCCTTCTGGTGCAGCGGCTTTCAAGGCTTCGAGGCTTTTGATCTGGGTCGTTTTGTTTTTCATGTTTTGTTTTTGTCGTCGGGTTAATTCCCTCCGATGCGAAAAATCTACACATCCGCCCCGCGATGTGAAGAAAAATGTGCGCGAAGTATCGCACGCAATCCGTGAGCGTTGATAATCAACGACTTACGTCTGAACAAAAAACAGACTCAGCGCGGAATCACTGCACGAAATGAATCGTAAAGCGCCGCAAGCCTGCGGAGATGTTTGAGCCGTCAACGGTGGCGACTTGAAAAACCGTGTCGTTCGAGTTGTTGCCCGCCGCCGAATAGTCGTGCGCGATTAACAGCTCGTTTACCGGCGAGACGCACGCGGCGAGCACGTAGTCTTGTGTCGTGCCGAGCGAGTGCGTGAACGTGAACGTCTCGGTTGGTGCGCCGCCTGTGAGGTTTTCAACGTGCGAGAAACGATTGATGCCGAGGTTTGCGCGAGCGGTGGACGGGCTGGCAACGTCCGAGAGGTTCGACGCTTTCTGGGCTGCGCCGGTGATTCGGGAGTCGTCGCCGGCTGCGATTGTCTGCGTGGCCGTGCCGAAGTTTAGACCAAGGTTGCTGGATGAATTCGCGTTGCCGATGCGAACAAAAGCGGAAGCGACGCCAGAGCGATTGACCGAGCGCACGCGAACGTAGCCGACTCCGTTCGTCAGATTGTAAAGCGCACACTGAGCTTCGTAAATGATCTCAAGTCGGTTGGATACTCCGTTGACTGCCCATGAGAAATCGGTTGCCGCATCGCTGTCTGTTATCGTGGCTTTGATCTCGTAGTGGCTGAAATCTGCTTCGGTGTTCAGGTTCCATTTCGCAATGACTCCGAAGGCGAACACTCCGGTAATCAAAAGCGGTTTCACGCCGTCCGACGATAGACTTGTCGAAGCTGGCGCAGCCGGCGCGGTCGTGTTGCTCGTAGCGATTTGCGTCACGGTCGCCGATATTGTGCTGCCGACC